TACAACATTTTATAACTAAAAACAAGCGTTTATAAAACTTTACAATTAAAAACCCACTGGGTTATTTGGGTTATTTTAAAAACCCAAATAAAGCGAATGGTTATTTTAAAAACCCAAAAAAGCCAAGAGTAAGAGTAAGAGTAAGAGTAAGAGTAAGAGTAAAAGTAAAAATATATTTAACTAACGTTAAATAATATATATATACGCTTGTTTTTTTAAATATGCTATAATCCCCAAGTCGTAAGACAGTGTTACATCCTTGATGCAATGCTTAAAATGTATGCCGAGACCGTCATCAGTAGCGCTTAAATGGTGGCGGTTTATGGTTTTAGGGGATTGTGTATAAGAAACGGCGATATTTGTGCAGATAGTTTTTAATTGTACACAATTAGGCAGTTCACTATGTAAAACGAGAATCCATTTTGAGATGGCTAGCATTAGCCACAAGGCGTTTTAAGTGCTTGTCAGGTACGTTTGTGTAGGTAAGCTCATTTTCGAGGCTTAGAGAGGCGTATAAATAACGGCTTTATAAAGTGATTGAAGCATGGTATTATTATGAATGTATACTTGTATCAACAAGAACAACCCCTACCACAAAGGGTTGTTCTTTTATTTTGAAACGGCACCCACTGGTTAAATGCTGGTAACGCATTTATAGGCGGTTCACGTTGACGACACGGCTTGAAAACAAGCCCTTGTCTATAGTTGGATAGGGGAGGCTGGTTTGACATCGTGAGAGGCACGCTAGGAGGTTGTGAAAAGAAAGGGCAAAAAAAACCCCCTCGTTGTGGAGGGGGGGGATTTTTTATAAAACTTGGTATTTTAAAATACCAAGTTTTAGTTGACGCTCTAAAGCGTCAACTAAAAAAAAGCACATGTCCATGGGTGCGGCATGGACTCGCAGCCCATTGGTGGTCATGGGCATGCCCAAGGTTTGGGCTATTGGTAGAGTAACCTCTACCAATCTTTCATCTACAATAATAAAAACACGCATTTTGCGGCTCATTCCGCTTTTTGACACATCTGTTATGAAGAAATAAAGGGTTTTACCCTTTAAATCTTTTAGATTTTTCATAACCTACTCCTTTCTAAATGGTCGAGTCCTTCTCAACCATTGTAATTATTATATAGTATAAATAGTTTACATTTTGTTACATCTATATGGGATTGATTGTTTTTTTATAATGCGTTATAATGCTCATGGGTTACTGTACAAAGTAAAGGTGTTCCACGTGCCTCGTAAACCACCACAAAAGGGAGAGTGTCATCCACCACACGAGCCGAGCGATATGGCAAGGCGAATGGTGATCGCTTGCGTTACTAACGGATTTTCGCAAAAGAGAATTGCGGCAATGCTAGATATACACGAGGAAACGCTAAGGAAACATTATAGGTACGAGCTTGATACTGGATTTGACGGCTCTATTGCTAGAGCCACTGATAGACTTTTAGGAACGTTTGTATTTAGTGAAGAGATGCTAGAACGTGATCCGAAAGTGGTTCAAACAGCAATACAGTTTCTTTTGAATACTAAAGGAGGTTGGAAGCAACAAGCCGAAACCACCAACACGCACGCCGTTAAAAGCGAGATTGTGCATCAACTGGATAATTTGAGCCTTGACCAGTTATTACAGGCTGGTGAAGGTATTAAACGCATGAAGGGGGAGTAAATGCCTATTCGTGATGATGTGCTTTATAGACGGCTGGTAGCAAGCGTTGACTCGCTTTCATTATGCGTTCAGGCAGGTATTGAGCTAGATGACACCACGATTAAGCGTGTTCACGATGTAGTCAATCATGTGTGCATGCCTAGCGGATTCGTGGGTCAAAACGAGGACTATTTTAAAGAGGCTATCAATCTTTTACTTGAATATATCGAGATGCTACAACGTCCCCACGCACTGATTAAGACCGCTAAGGCGAGTCCTTGCCTTGTGGAGCGGTGGAAGCAAGGGCTTGTGCCTCAAGTATGGCTAGTCAGTCCCCAGTCATCTATAACGGCGTGCTATGATGATTCAGACGTTCTAAAGTATTACAGCATCACAAAGGAGGCAACCGCATGAAGTACAAGGCTTTATTGGCACAGGGACAATGGGTAGCAGGTGAAAATCCTTATGGTTATCCCGTAGGCGAAAAACTCCCACCGTTTACGCCCGAGACCAAGTTTAACACGTTGAAAGAACTAGGTTTGCTTTCAAGTGAGCCTCCTCCAGCCGAGCTAGTGGTTGAAGTAGAAGTTGAAGCTCCCAAGCCTCAAGCGAAAGGTAAAAAGAAATGAGCTACACAGGAGACCCTAGCTATTCACCTAAAGACTTAATCCGCTTTTTGTTGCAAGACACTGAAAGCACTTATTCGTTTACAAACGAGGAAATCACCGCTACTTATGCGATGCAGGGCGACGACATGGCGAAAAGCCTTGATATGCTATGTGTTGCATTCATGGCTAGAGCCTCCGCTAAACCACAAGATGAACAGATTGAAGGCTTAAGTATTACATGGGGCGATCAAGTAAAGAAGTACCAAGCCTTGCGTTCTACATTCGCACAAATGAGCCAAGCAGGCACATTGCCGACGTATAACGGTGAGACGACTACTAAAACTACGTCGGTTCTGGCTTACTTGGTTGAAGAAACGCCTTACGGAGCATGGCAGGGCTTGCCTCAATGAGCGTATTAAAGCGATTCGGTACAGCTTGCACGGTAAACGAGACCACCACCACAAGGGCTAGCAACGGTCAGGTAACAATGACCACGACCGCCACACATACAGGCACAGCGTACCGTCAAAAGGCAAAAGCAAACGTTCAAGCGTTAAATCCTAGCGTTTCAGGTGAAATTATTCTACAACTGGATGACGAGTATAGGGTCAAAACAAGGGACACTATAACGCACAACGGCACAACGAGCCAAGTGTTAAGCGTTCACATTATAGAAACAGGGGCAGGGGTGCAATATCAGATTTTGGGGGTGTAAACATTGCCAAGCGTGGGAGATTATGAATTAGCGTATTACGAATCATTGCGGAAGCGTGCCAAGTCGAGCTTATACGCATTCGTGCGTATCTTTTGGCGTGTAGTCGTACAACAAGGGGAGTTCCAAGACAACTGGCATATTCAAGCGATATGTGAACACTTACAGGCACTAGCAGAGGGCAAGCTAGCGAATAACCGATTGATGATATTTCTCCCACCTCGACACGCTAAAAGTATAATCGTAAATGTGTTCTTGCCAGCGTGGGACTGGACGAATACCCCTAGCAGACGTTTTATTTCCGCATCCGCTAAAGCCGATTTAAGTGAGAGAGATGCTTTAAACGCACGGTTTCTTATTGAGTCCGAGCTTTATCAAAGGCTATTCGGGAAAGATGTAACGCCGAATCCAAACAAATGGGGACAAGCGTATTATCGCAATACAAAGGGCGGCAGCAGGCTAGCTATCACCACATCAGGCGGTACAGGGCAAGATGCAGACTTTCTATTATGCGATGACCCACTAGAAGCACAGAACGCACGAAGCCAAGCGTACAGGGATTCAGCGTTTCATTGGTATGACTCCACGTTTACCACAAGGGGGACTAAAGCCGAGAATACGCCACTGGTGCTAGTGCATCAAAGGCTACACGAGGACGACATAGCAGGGCGGATATTAGCAGATGAAGCCTATTCTAAGTATTATGATGTTCTTTGCTTTCCAGCGTTGTACGAAGCGAATCATCCAGTGCGAACGAAATCATCACTTGGCTTCAGAGACCCTAGAACGCAAGAGGGCGAGCTTTTATGGGCGGAACGATTTGGTGAAGTATGGGCGGAACAGGAAAAAGCAAAGGGAGCAAGGCACTTTAACAGCCAATTGCAACAAAGACCTAGTGTAGCAGACGGCGAGATATTCAAGGGCTATATGTTCCCAGTTGTGGATATGCCTATGAATCAAATTGTCAACGGATGCGATGAAATGGTGTTTAGCGTGGATGCAACCTTTAGCGATTCGGAGTTATCCGACTGCGTAGCGATAGGCGTATTCGCAAGGTACAGGGGCGAGTGGCATTGCATCAACGGCGTAAATGAGAAAATGGACTTTCTCAAAACGCTTAAGACGATTAAAGACATGATGCTTATCTATCAGCCTCACACCTTGCTTATTGAGAAAAAAGCAAACGGTGATGCAATTATCAGGATTCTAAGAGAGCAGGGCATACAAAACGTGGTAGCGATAACGCCGAAAGAATCTAAAGAAGCAAGAGCAGAGGCAAGCGTGGTATATTTAACACAAGGTAATGTGAAGTTTTTAAATAATGCGTTTACGGATGCGTTGATAGACCAAGCAATAGCATTCCCGAATCGCAAAGATGACGACATGGTGGACACACTAACGCAGTTTATCAATGCTAAACTAAACAAGAGGCAATCAGGTTCAAATCTTTCAATCATGGGCGGATTCTAAAATGCTAAATTGGTTCAACAAAAAGTTTAAGGTTTCAAGCCAAGCAACCGAGCAGAACATTCAAACAGCGTCATCCTCATGGCAACCTTACATGTATTGGGGTTCTGAGCAAACAACACAGCTTAATAGCCCGACAGATGCGAGAGGATGGATTCAACGTTTTGATAACATGGTGGAAACCGACACAATCACCAGAGCGTTTGTTATGGTACTTCAGCTTTTAATGACAACGCTTAACTTTCACATACAGGAAACAGACGAAGACGAAGAAAGCGAAGAACGAATTGAACTAGCTGGTGAGATGTTTTTACATTGGGGCGGTGGCGACTTTAAGGGGTTCTTGCGAAACTATGTATCCACATTTATATTCGGCTTTAGTATTTTTGAAGTCATCCTTAAAAGGGGAGAAACAGGCTATGAGCTTGAAAACCTTGTATTTCATCCGCAGAAATACTTAACCGCCAAGTTTGAAGATTCTTACACGCTAGAAGGCTTTTATTCGCAATTAACAGCAGAAACAATCCCTATCAGCCAGTGTATCTACGCACACGGCATAGGAAACTTTGATCACAACGTTTACGGTCAAAGCATTCTTAAATCGGCTTATTTTCATTTTAAAAACAAGTGCTTTTATTTGACAAAAGAAAACCGCCAAGCTCAAATCAACCTTGAAGGTGTACCCGTCTTCTTTGTGGACAACACTGGTTCAGATGAAGAGACGCAAAGAAACCTAGAGAATGCAAAGGCTCAAGCCTTAAACTATAAAAACGGAAACGCTTATGGCTTTATACTTGGCTCAAAAGTGCAGAAAGACATAGACGGTAAAAACTCAAGCGTTCGGGCGGAAGATGTAAAACTGATGAGCGTAGAGGGTTCTAAGTTCATTGACACTAACGAGCTTGTCAAGCGTGAAGAAAACGCAATCGCTAGAGCCTTAATGGCAGAGTTCTTGGTCATGGTGGGACAGGATTCAGGGAGTTATGCTTTAGGGAAGGAAACCACGTCAATGTTTAAACTACTGGTTGAAGGGATAGCACAACACCTTTGCGATACGTTTAATCATCAAATCATTAAGCCGTTATGGGTTTTGAATGGTGGAGAGTTAGACGACATCCCCGAGTTGACCTATGACAGCGTAGACCTAACGCTAGACGGTATGGCAACGTTTATCAACGCCTTAAGTAGTGCAGGCGTGGTATTGACACCAAGCCAAGAAAACTACTTGTTCGGCTATGCAGGCATCCCTAAGCCTAGCGAGGAAGAAAAGCTAGAACAGGCACAGCAAGCCTTGATGATGAATCCCATGAGTCCGCAAGGAAGCAATGAGCCTTGGGATGAAGAATAAGACTAAATAAAAAACCGCCTTTTTACAGGCAATAAACTATAAAATGTATAAAAAAAGTAATCTTACTTTTAAGGGGATGCAATGATAAGCCGTAACAGGTTGGAAGAAAAGCGTCAAGAAGTCCTAAGGCTAGCGGATGCTAAAATAGGCTATGTGTCTAAAGCGTGGCTGGGAGCCGTGCAAGCAATACGAGACATGGCAACACTGGAACAACTAGCAACCGCTTTAGTCAACAATGATGTTTACGCTATACAAAGAATATACAACCCCGATGCGGTACAGTTACAGCTTACAGGCTTTAAAGACGCACTAACAAACGTTTATGCTACTAACGGCGTAAAACTAGCCTCACAAGTAACAGAAGCAGGGATTTATTTCAATCAAGTGAATCCTCGATTAGTGGATATAGTCAACACATGGACGAATAATCTAATCACCAACGAAACACAAGCCACTATTCAAGGTATAGGGCAGGAAACAGGGAAAGCAACCCTACAAGGCAAGAATCCGCTTGTGGGTGCAAGGGCTATTAGGAACAGTATAGGATTAACGCCTCAACAGGTGAAAGCGATTGAAAACTATGAGCGTGCCTTGCGTGGCATGGGAAACCCTAAGTCATATACACTAAGAGATAAACGCTTGGATACCAAAAAGCTCCTCACGGAGGAAATGATTGAAAAGCGTGTTGAGCGGTACAGGCAGAAACAGCTTAAATACCGAGCCGAAACAATCGCACGGACAGAAGCGTTACGCATGACCAGTATAGCGAATCAGCATTTATACGAGAATGCGATTCAGGAAGGCACAATACAAGAAGACACCTATCGGCGTTTTTGGGTAGCGACACAGGATGGCAGAACACGAGACGCACATAGGACATTGCCAAGCCTGAATAAAGAAGGGCGTGCTATTAACGAGCCTTTTAGAAGCTCACTAGGCTTAATCATGTATCCACATGACCCGAACGCATCCGCTAAAAATACGGTGAACTGCCGTTGTACCGTTGTCTACGACTTGGTTTTAGAGTGATTAACAAAAGCCACTAGAAAAATGATATTGTAAAAACGGAGGTTATTTAGATGAATGCGATTCTTTTAGAACTGGAAACCAAGCTATCAAAAGCCAAGCGTAAGGTGTACGGTTGGGGTAATGTAGCTACTAAAAACGGCTTGCCAGTTATTGATTTAAAAGGCAATCATATCCCTATTGATGTTTTAGACACCGCCGTTAAGGGCTTTATGGCTAGTGGTGGGCGTGTCAACTTTAACCATGAGAGTATGAAAGTCCCTCAACGTGGTGTAGTATCGCAGTCATTTGTACTTAAAAGCGATATGGCAGAAGCCTTAGGTTTGCAAGCAGACCGTGAAGGATGGGCGGTAGAAATTGACGTACACGATGACGACGCTTGGCAAGTGGTAGAAAGCGGTTTGATTACAGGCTTATCACTTGGCGGGGTGTCTAAAATCGTTACAGGTGAACAAGAGATTAAACGCTTAAGCGAAGACCCGAACGCTCCATTTGAGGACGTACGTTTGGTTACGGAGCTAAGCATTCAAGAACTAAGCCTCGTATTCGCTCCTGCGAATCAGTTTAGTGATGTTACGTTAGTTCTGAACAAGGAGGAAACCATGAATCAGGACGATATGCAGAAACGGCTTGAGGAATTGCAACAGCAGGTAACCAAGCTATCGAGTGAAAAGCAGGAGCTTGAGACAAAGTTATCTGCTTACGAAGCTCCTAAAGTCGAGATGACGGCAGAACTTGCCTTGTCTCAATTACAAGGGGATGCACAAGCGGTATTAAAGCAAGCATTAGCACAAGCGGAAGAAGCGAAAGCAACTTTAGCTAAGCACAAGCGGGCTTTGGCATTGTCAAAAGCTAAAGAAGAGATTGCTTTTCTTGGTGGTGAAGACGACGCTCAAACCGCTATCGCTTTGGGCTTGCTTCAAACAGGGGAACACCGTGAGGCGATTGTGCTTGCAATGAAAGGCTTGGCGGATAAAGTCGAGTCTGTTCAGGAAGCTATTGCTTTGAAAATGGGTAAAATGCCTAAGGCAATGAAAGACCCCGAAGACAAGGCGGTGGAAACCGAAGACGAGATGACTAAAAAGTTAGTTGAAGAGAACAAGAAAAGAGGGCTTAAATAATGACAGTTTCTTCTTATACTGGCGTTAAAGAGGTTGAATCCTTTACAACTGGTGGTGCGATTACAACCGACAAGCAAGGCTTGTTTTTGGTAGCAAACTCTACCACTGGAGCGGTTACAGTCAATACGACTGCTAAAGGTGATTGTGTTGGTGTGTTTGCCCCTCAAAACGATGTAGCTAGTGGTGGTAAGTGTGCCGTCATTGTGGGCGGTCGTGTTGATGTCCAAGCAGGCGGTACGATTGTTAAAGGTGATTTAGTCGCTTCTAACAATGCAGGGAAAGCCGTTAAGTTTGCAGATGGCTTTTACTTAGGGCGTGCCTTAAGCAATAGTGCAGACGGCGGTATCGTTACGGTTCAGTTATTCAACGGTTTCAAACCCGCTTAAGTAAAGGAAAGGAGTATTTCAAATGCCTTTTGACCCCCAGTACAACACTAACCCTCTTTTGGCGGAATACACGTCAAAATACGAGCTTGTGGTAGATTCGCTTTCTTTTATGCGAAAAATCCCTATGATCCCCACGCAATACGACACGATTAAAATCGCTAAGCAAGACTTAGCAGAAATCCGTCGTGTAGCGTTTGGGACTAAAGCATTTGGTGTAGATATTGAAACCACTGGTTTAAGCAAAGAATACTTCAACTTTAACCTTGAATCTTATTCAGATTCTAAAGGTTTAAGCGGTATTGCGTTTAACACCATGAACGCAGAAGACTTTGCTATTAGTCAGCAACTTTTAGCTGTGCGTGTAGCAACCGCTATTGCTACGAACATGCTTAAAGACTTGCAAACGACTATTTTTACCGCAGGGTCTTATGCCGTAACTAACGCCACGATGAACATCTCAAACCCTAGTACCGATAACGGCGTTTTAGATAAAATCATTGACGCTAAAAAAGCGGTGCATTTGGCTTGCGGTAAAAAGCCGAATACCATTATTTTAACAGGCGATGTATTTTATCAAATGTTAAAACAAGACGAGCTTAAGGGCTTGTATGCAGGTGGAAACACTGGTATTCAGGGCGAGATTGACGAGCAGTGGATTGCTAAAGCAACTGGTTTGCCTAACGTTATTTTACTTGACGGTGCAACCAACACGGCAGGTAAAAACGCTACGGCTTCAAACGCTTTCTTGTCAAATGGTTTCTTGCTGGTTTGCTACTTAGAGCCTACGGTTTCTTTGGGTGGAGATGAACCTAGTTTCTTGGCAGGGGCTTATAACACCATTCCTACGGCGTTAGGTGTCAATGGCAACATTAAGACAATGGCAGGCATTGCCCCTTTTCCTATTCGTATTGCAGACAACTTCGATGCGTTCAAAACAGGACACGGGGAATACAAGGTGGCTGGAGAAGCGATTGCAGACTTCAAAATTTTGTACCCCGAGTTGGGTTACTTATTTACCGTAACAACGGCTTAATAAGTAAAGTAAACTTTAAGGGGCGTGTTTATTCATGCCCCTTTTTTGGAGGATTTATGCGAAAGACACAATCGTTTGATATTGCGTTTCAAAAAGCGGTAGATGACGCTATGGAAGACGTAGACAAGATTTATCAAGGCGGTGTCAATATGATGTTTAATAGCATCATAGCAGGGGAGGACGCCCCTTTTACGGTGGTTTCGCATAATGGGACACCAGTTGATACAGGCTTTGCTCGTGCGTCATGGTGGCAGAATGTAGGTAGTACAGGTTCACATCCAAACTCACCCGTCAAGGTAGCAAAGGGTCAAAAAGTAGCCAGTGTAGGCTTAAAACCATTACAGCCTTTTACTACAAAAGATAAAGTATTTTTAGCGAATAATGCCGAGTATATTTTAGCGTTGGAATACGGACATTCGCAGGGACAAGCTCCTCAAGGTATGGTACGGATTACACTTGCGGAAGCTCCACGTTTTTGGGACTTGGCACGCAAACGCATTGCACAGGGGCGTAAGTAATGGATTACAACGGTTTAGAAACTACCTTGCATCAACGGCTTGAAGAAGCCGTAACGATGACGTACAACGTGCTTTTAGATGAGAACGGCGACTTCCTAACGGATGAAGACGGAGCGTATATTTTACAAAGTCCACTTGACCCGATCCCTTTAATTAAGTATCCAAATATCATTTATGACGCAAGCCAAGAAACAACCGAATGGATACGCCCTAGTGTGTTATTTGGTTCAGCGTCATCATCCACGCTAGGAAGAGACGGTATTAACTTTGTAAACGGTATTTATCAAGTGAGTATTTTTACCGCTTTGAATACAGGGACGTTTATCTCGAATAAGATTACACAAAGGGTATTCAAAGCGTTCCCTAAGGGTGAACGCCTATCATTTGGGAATAACGTTATAATGGTAAATGTAGGTTATCCGTCAACAGGCTTGTATGAGGACGAGTGGTTACATACCCCGTTGACGATACCGTTCACAGCACACATGGAGGTTTAGACATGGCATTTGCACAAGGTTCACGTTTTGATGTAGGGATTCAAGTAGAGACGACTTACGGCGTTGCTCCAGCCGTGCCAACACTGGTAGCCTTGCCTATTACGTCATGGGGTGTAAACGCTACTAAAACGCTATTAACAAGCGATGCAATGCAGGGCGACTTTCAACGAAAATATCAGCGTCATGGGAACGTAGCGGTTGCGGGGGATTTAGCGTTTGATTTTGCTGATTCTGATTTTGATGAGTTGCTTCAAGGCGTTATGAATAACACTTGGTCGACAGGTGTATTAAAGCACGGCGGAACATTACGCTCTTATCACATTGAAGGACGTGCTAACGATAACACGGACTATGATTTAGTAAGCGGTGCGGTCGTCAACCAGTTGACTTTAAATGCAGGCTTAGACACGAACGTTACAGGTACGGCTAGTATTTTAGCTAAAAATCTAGTGCCTAGTGGAACGTCTTTTGACGCTACAATGACGGCATCAAGCAACACGCCTCCTTTTACAGGGCATGAAGTAACAATTTCATGGAAAGGGTCGGCTACAAAAGCAAGTAGCATGACATTAACGATTAACAATAACGTCGAGCCAAACTATGTGTTAGGCTCTGATTTAATCGACTCCATGAGTAAAGGCTTCATTGATGTAAACGGTTCTTTTGAGGCGTACTTTGAGAACATTATTTTGAAAGAAGACTTTTTAAACGAAGTCGAGGACGATTTAAGTATTGCTATTTCAGACGGAACAAACAGTTACACGTTCTTAATGCCAAAGGTAAAATTGTCGAGTGCGGATTCAAC